TCAAAGCATTTTCTTTGATTTCAAATCGCCCTGGGGGCGTAACGGGGGCATGTTGGCCAGAATTCTCTTGTTTATGATGGCAACCTGGTCCTTGTCCATATCACCGATCCACTTCGCGTAAACCTCATAAACCATCCTTGAATCCTCATGGCCCATCTGAGTTGCAATAAAGGAAGGGTTTGCCCCAGCAGAAAGCGACCAGCATGCGTAGGTGTGTCTGGACTGGTACGGATGCCGGTTACGAACGCCCGCACGACGTAAGCCATTCTTCCATCCATAGGATATAGAATTTTTCGAATAGTAACCGACCTTTCTTGTCGACCGACTCGATGGAACGAACACTGGCCTGATAACCTGCATTTCAGTTTTACCATGCTCACGATGATGATAGACGATCTCGTGCTGCGGCAGATGGCCTGTAATTTCGAACTGTATTTTCAGTGCATCCAGAGCTGGCTGGAGCAGGGTAATTGTCCTGATCCCGGCATCCGTCTTAGGCGGTACGAATAAGCCTTTCCGGGTCAGGTTCCGTGAGACATGAATCTCTCCATTTAACAGGTCAACATCTTCCCATGCAAGAGCGCAGAGTTCACCGTGCCTCAGACCGGTATGAATAGCCACAACCCATAAAAGCGAGTGCTGTTTAGACAGGTTAGCGATGAATGCCTGATATTCGTCAAATGTAAGAGGATCAGGAGTTCGTTTCGATACCTTTAAAGTCGATATGCCTTCGTATGGGGTATGAGATATGAACTGGCTGCGGTGAGCTATTCGGAGCATCTCTTTAAGAACGCTCATCAGAGTATTTACTCGTGCCGGCGACCGACCCTGCTTCTTGAAATTTGGTAAACCGGGATTCACCACCTCACCAAACAACAATTCTCGACGATATGAAAGGATGTCTGCGTTCTGTATATCAGTTAAGGCTGTCATGTCGCCAACAACGCGTCTGAGGGTGTTTATCGTTGAACGGATCGTGAGCATAGTGGCATGAGATACCTCCAGAGCCTTTGAGTCAGTATAGAGCTCGCATAATTCCGCAAAAGTGTTTATCCGCTTTGTGGTACCGAACTTGCTTAATGCCTTTGATTCAGGGAAACGGGTTGCGTAATCGAAATTACCCATCTGAATTTCACTGACAATCATGGCCCTCAGATTGCCAGCTTTCTTTATATTGCTGTTGTTCACCAGCCAGCCGCGAAGAACCTCACGACAACGCACCCCTCGATAGTAAAAAGTAATGCGGATCTTTCCGTTATGTAACTCGACGCCGGTAGGGAAATTCATCAGATATCCTGCACTAACTGGTTTATTTTAGGTAGGTTGTACCAGAGCAATCCTTTGGAATTGTCGGTTTGCCCTTGGGCTGTAAGATGCTTGAAATGAACACCTTCAACCCACAGCTTCAGTCGGTAATTTTTGATTTGGCCTTCTGTGAGACCGGTTCTTTCGGTGAGTCTGGCCTCAACAACCCACTCTTCATTGAAAATGACCTGTGCCATAGATGACTCCTGGCAACCGGCGTGAGTATACCCACGTCTGTTGCGTCGTGTTGATTATTCGAAATCAGGTAAAAAGAAGCCCGGCGCGGGGCCGGGCAAAAGGGATGACGTTGCAGTGCTTTCGCACCCAATAGCCAGCTCATAACTGGCTATCAGTTGCGTCAGTCGTCTTCATCTTCATCCCAGTCCTCGTCGTAATATGGCGAGGCGAGAAGGGGGTTAGTTGCTGAGAGAATCTCTCCGGCGGCGCCCTGCCGCTGAAGTCGACGAAGTGCTTCGTAAAGCTCAAATGCCTCGGTTCGCTCGTCACCTATATCGAGGGCGCATGCAACCTTGTGCGCCTCGGTGACCAGAGTTGATAGCTGGTTTCGGATGTCCTGAATGGTGCTCATAGTTCTCCTCATGCCGCACGCTGGGCGCGCAGCTTCTTCAGGTGTTCTGCTGTTTCGATTTCTTCGGCGATCCGTTCGGCCTGTTCTTTGGTAAGCGGCTCGAATTCATGCTGAAAGCGGCCAATGCTGGCTATGCAGGTGCGACCGTTGCGGATGTAGTGGATGACTTCGTGGGTAGCGCGGAGGATTTTGCATGGCGCGCCGAAATCATCGGCGTACCAGGTGTTAGGCTGGATTATCCTGAACATTTTGATCACCTTTTACGAAGATCACCCAGTGGGTTTTGTCTGACTTGCCGGTGCGCTGCCAGATGACCGGCTTCTCGTCGGTAAGCGCCAGGATATTGCTTACCGGGATCTGCGTTTCATTCCATTTGAAGATGAGTACGCCGTGTGGCCACAACACCCGAAATGCTTCTGCGAAGCCGGCACGCAGATCATCGCGCCAAGTTTGTTTGTTGAGCCGACCGTACTTTTTCCCCATCCACGCGTTATCGCCGACACGCTCAAGGTGCGGCGGATCGAACACGACGACAGGGAAAGTGTTATCGGCAAAGGGAAGGGCGCGGAAATCAGCAATAAGGTCCGGGCTTATAACCAGCTGGCGACCGTCGCAAAGCTCATGCTGCTCAGCGCGGATGTCGCTGAACACCGCGCGCTCGTCCTGCTTGTCGAACCAGAACATCCGCGACCCGCAGCACATGTCTAAAATTGCCTGCTGCATCACATCCCCCTCTGCTTATTCCTTAACTCGATCACGCCCTGGCACTCCGCGCACGTCTGGCATCCTGGTACCGCAGCGCGCCGTGGCTCGGGGATCGGTTCGTCGCATTCTTCACAACGTTCAGCTGATACAGCGTTGCGGTTGATCCGGTGAGCGGAAAGGGCGGCGTTACGCTGAAGCTCTTCAATCTCTGCTGCTGTGTCGATGATATCGGCCATTGTCAATGCTCCCGGAACTGTCGGTTAATTCGGTTGAAGGTGAACGCCAGCAATAAAAAAGGCCGCGATAGCGACCTGGTGATTAGTGCCGTCATGCTGCACCTCCTTCATTCTTTTCGGCTTCGACGGCCATCTGCTCAAGACGTCGTGATAGCTCGGCGGCCAGCGTCTGGAATTCTTCCTCTGTCACCATCGGAATCGGCACAAAGCGAATCCCGATGTGCGCAAGGTTATTGGCAATTTCGAGGCTTTTTCTCAAATCAACTGGTGAGGCTTTGTTCATGCTGCACCGCCATCTTTTTCGGCTAGCACCAGTCTTCCGTCGCATAGAGCACGTATGATTTCCTGATACTCCCAGCCGAAGTACATGCTCTCTACGTAGACCCGCAGAGGAGGATAATCATGCTGCTTGCGGCGAATGAAAGCCTCCGCCGCTTCACGGGTAAAATGAGCGTTGATGTTCTGCCACTCTTTGCGTGTACCGCAGACAGTGTGGCCGTCAAGGTCAGCCAGTACTTCCCACTGAGCGTCTTCATCGAGATCGGTAAAGGCAGTGTCGCACTGGTCAATGCAAAAGGCGTTTAACTCTTCCTGCTGCTGTTCATCCAGATCGTCCCAATACTCCTGCGGGCTGTCCCATTCGCATTCCTCGAAATGGACTATCTTCGATTCGCCGTACTCTTCTGCCAGGCCATAAATGGTTGCCTGCTTCTGAACCATGAAAATCGGATCGGCGGTGGCGTGACGATTAACACCATCGCCGCGATGGTGATACCTCAAGCGCTCAATGAAATCTGCGAATGTTTCCGGAGTTAATTTCGCTCCGTCTGCTATCGAATTGCTCATGAATCCACTCCGAAGCGGCGATTAAGCCGCCCTGTGTATACGACGAACTCCAGAAGGCTAACTCCCAGAGCTTCAATTTTCTTGTGATGCTTGTTGATGATGGGAGGCACCGTTTCGTTCCAGTTTGGCTTTGGATTCTTGCGCATGGCCTGCTGGATTTCCTCGGTGCAGCGGCGGCAGGCGGCGCGGATGGCGTTTTCATTTACTGGCGTCATGCGGCCTCCCGGCGGGCGAGAAGTTTCGCCCCGAAAGCCATCAGCTCGTCCCGGTCCACAGTTGCGAAGTGGCAGTGTGTACGCGGATGCGGTCGCCAGATGATGAGCATCGACCCTTTGTTATTTCCCGATACCGGCTTACCGGTGACCGGGTTGATAAATGCCAGCCGCCCCGCGGTGATGAAGCGAACCTCGCTGGCGGTCTGGATCGCTTCTTTGAACCAGCCAACCGAAGTGTCTGCCGGAACCAGCATGACCGTCCCAATCTGATTGGCGCTCTCGGCGGCGGCTTTTTTAACGAACGGCGTGATGTCGCTGTATGGAGGGTTAAGCCAGACGTAGCCGGGAATACTCATGTAATCAGCCCAGGGCGTTTCCAGCGTGTTCTGCTCGGCTGTGATGAACTTCCGGCGCAGCGCGTTATGCGGTGCAGCGGCGGCGTCCAGCTGGAAGCAAAACTCAGCATCAAGGGCAGCGAAGAGGGCTGGTGGAGTGCGCCATAGGTCGCGCTGGTCGAGCGGCGTTTTACTTCCGCCATAATCACCGTTCAGCTTCTCGGCGGGCAGCGCTGCGGCGATGCGCTCTCCTATCCATCGCATAACAGGTACTGCCATGCTATTGCCGATAGCTTTGTAGCGCGGCCCGTCCGGGCATTCATCAGCATCCTTTCCGCGCCAGCCGATCAGAGTGTGATTATCAGGAAAGCCCTGAAGGCGCTCACACTCAATCGGTGTTAGGCGGCGAACCTGCATACCCCACCCGATAGCCCCTACACCCATGCCTGCACGGCCGCCATTCGGCGTCAACAGCGCGTTGGCTGTGCCGTCATTTCTCACTTCGACCGTACTTCCTTCTGATCGCCCACGGATTGCCAATGTGAATGGTTCAGTAACTATCGCGTTTTCCTGTCCGTTGTTGCGTCCAAGAGTGTGCGCCAGTTCTCGGTTGGTGTCAGGATCCTGCGTGCCGTGCACTGCGAAAGTTTCCACTTCAAAGTCTATTCTCTGTCCTTTCGCTGTCAGGCAGGCTGCAACATCGATGTTTCCACTGGTATTTCCGCCGCCGAAAGCCACAACTGGGACACCTCTCCCGGTTCCGTCCTCACTGCCATCAAACCCTTCACCCTTTAATGTGTGGCTAACGTCACCATTAGCGCACTCAGCTATCAGGTGTCCTGCTTGTGCCTGATTGTCGTCAGCGCCACACGTTCCAACGCCTCGTGCAGTAAGTGCGGCAACAGCCTTTTGCGTTTCTCGGCGCGGCGCAGAATCCCGGCGCACGCTGTCGAGCTCAAAAAGTACCGCTGCGGGATCGAATCCTTTTCGAGCACTTGCGACAACGAACACACGGCGGCGTCGTTGGGCCACTCCGAAAAATTGAGCATCAAGGACGCGCCAGGCGATAACCCTTTCTGGTCCAGACACACAACCAGCGTGCGTCCATTTTCCCCCTGCTGGCTGCAACTCACTGCTTTCTCCGGCAAGTCCTGCCAGAAAGCACCCGAAGGCATTGTCTTTGCTGCTGAGCACGCCGGGGACGTTTTCCCAGACGATGATTGATTCTGGCTCACCGCGTTCGCGGCGCTTTGCGTCGATTGCATTGGCTAATTCCACGTAAGAAAGAGTTAATTGCCCGCGGTCGTCAGACAGGCCTTCGCGTAAGCCGGCGATGCTGAATGCCTGGCAGGGCGTACCACCGACCAGAACATCAGGCGCCTCGACATCACCAGCGCGCACCGCATCGGCGATTTTGGTCATGTCGCCGAGGTTGGTTACTTCCGGCCAGTGATGGGCGAGGACTGCGGATGGGAACGGTTCGATTTCAGAGAACCAGGCAGGTTTCCAGCCGATGGATTCCCACGCTTTACTGGCAGCTTCGATACCGCTGCACACGCTTCCGTATTTCATGCCGCCTCCTGCCTTTCCCGATATTCCTCAGCGAGCCGCTGCGCCTTTAATGGATTGCTGACCACTTCACCCCATGGCATTAGCCAGCCGTTACCAATGAAGGGAAGGCACAGTGTGCCAACCCTGATTTCGTCGTGAGCGTGAGTCATTAGTCACTCCTTGAAGCGCCGCCGAGGCCTTTGCGATTGTCATTCAGATATGGATCACATGGCATGTAAGTCGATGGTTTTGCCGGTGATGTATCGTTCTCACGCTCCTCACGGATGATCTGGTAAAGCTCTTTGCGATCGGCGCGTTCTTGCGGGCTAAGTTTCCGGTCAGGGATTGGCCGGAGAAGATATTTTCGATATTCGGGGGTAAATTTGTTCATTGGTTTCTCCTGACCGGGAGATGGTTCAAAAGGGTATATCGTCGTCGAAGTCCATTGGCGGTTCGTTAGATGGGGCGCGTTCCGACTGCTGCTGTGCGCGAGACCGTGCGCCGCCGCTGAATTGATTTCCGCCCTGCGTTTGGCTGCCACCTGCTGGTGCCGCTCCACCGCCCTGACGGCCACCAAGCATCTGCATTGTTCCGCCGACGTTTACCACCACCTCCGTGGTGTACTTCTCGACGCCAGCCTGATCTGTCCATTTGCGGGTGCGCAGCTGGCCTTCGATATAAACCTGAGAGCCTTTACGCAGATATTCACCAGCTACCTCTGCCAGCTTTCCGAACAGAACGACGCGGTGCCATTCCGTTTGCTCTTTAAGCTCGCCGGTGGCTTTATCTCGCCATGACTCCGAAGTTGCCAGCGTCACGCTGCACACTGCGCCGCCGGACGGAAGATAACGGACCTCGGGGTCTTGCCCGAGGTTACCGACGAGGATCACTTTGTTTACGCCTTTGCTAGCCATTTACGCCGCCTGTTTAAGTTCTTTGAGTCGAATACCAGTAACGTCTTTGCATTTGGCCTGGTGCTCAGCAAATCCGCTCAGTAATTTCCATGTATCTTCATAACGATGCTTTAGCTGGTCGCTATCATTTTCCGAACTGGCGTATGCAGAGAATTCGGCGAGGATCTTGTCCGCATCCACTGACTGAGGTGCCTGGTCTTCCTGCTGGTGACCATCATGCGGTTGCTGGCCCTGCTCGATTGGTGTTCCTGATGGCAATGCCCATTCTGGTAGAGCAGGCGCCTTCCAGTAGAAAACGCCAACCTCTTTTGATTTGGCGTACTGGAACCCGGGCGCGCGCGTTGCTGAAACCACTGCGAACCCTTCTTCCAGGTTATAGAGGTAACGACCGATCCCCCATTGCACGGCGGCGCGCTTCATGGCACCAGAACGACCACCTTTCACAGCTTCAACCTGAGTGTTTTCTGCCGCATCCCACTTGGTGATCCACTCGCCATCAACTTTGATGGAAATACCGCACTCAACACCGCCGTTATTCGGAATATCGCGGTATTCGTTACGCCAGCCAGATTTGCCGCATACTTCATCCAGCCGCTTCATGATTGCGCGGTTAGTTACGTAGGCCAGCACCTTTGCCCAGATGCCGTTATTGTTTTTTCCCGCCTGCTGAATACGCCACTCAATATCCTCGCTGGCAAATGGCGCATCTAATTCATCAAGGTTCATGTGTAATTCCCCGCAAATTCATCCCAGCTAATGACCGGATTCTGCCGCTCGGCGGCCAGGTTGACTGGCTCGTCGTCGGTTTCTGGCTTTTCTGGTATCACGTCGCGCATAAGGCGAAGGAACGACTCTTCATCCCACCGTTCTGCTGCCGTCATGCTGCACGCTCCTGATGAGTGATGACATATCCCTGTTCAGCCAGCCATTCGATGACTTCTGCGCCGTCGAGCTGGGGTAGTACGTCACGGGTTTTAACGGTTCCGGCCAGCACAACGCCCTCCATCTCAACTTTGATGGTGTTGTGGGGGCCGACGGATGTGCGCATTTCCACGCACTCGCATGTAATATTCATGATTCACCTCAGTAATGAATTTTCGCGCAGGGGATCAGGTCATCTTTCAGAGCGGTGAGCACTTCAATAGCCTGTTCACGGGTTAAGCTGGTGTGGCTGGTGAGCGCGTTAACGATGTTGGTGCCGACCGTCTTGCGGTGCTTCACATCAGCTTCACGTTTTGCCTGCTCATCGGCGATGCGCTTCTGCTCAGCCAGGCGGGCTTCTTCTGTCTGTTTTGCCTTGAGGCGCTCAGCTTCCACTGCCGCGGCTTTTTCGCGTTCTGCCCGTGCTTCCGCTTCTTGCTTTTCACGCGCCGCCCGCTGTTCCGCTTCGATGCGCTGGCGTTCCGCCAGCTCAGCGCGAGCTTTCTCTTCAGCTTCACGGCGCGCTGCGGCTTCAATCTCAGCTTTGTGCTTCGCTTCGGCATCGCGGCGGGCCTGTTCTGCCGCTTCGCGCTTAATGCGCTCTTCGTGCTCACGCTGTGCCTGTTCCGCCTGTCGGCGCTGCTCTTCGCGGTCACGGTCAAACCTGTCATTCATCAGCAGAGCCATTTCGTGGTCTGCTTCGAACTGAATAGCCCGCTGTAGATCGATGCTCTCGTTCATGACCAGCGCTTCGGCGTGTAGCGCGTTCATGGCTTCTTCAGCCTTGATGCGTTCCTGCTCGGCTTCCCATTCGGTGAGTGGGCGGCGCACTTCATCTTTCAGCGCTTCCAGGCGCTCACGCACAATGCGGCGGCTTTCGTCGATCTGCTTAGGCAAGGCTTTAAGCTCAGCAACCAGATCCTTGCCCGCGTTGTCGATGTAGGTTTTGGAACGGGCAACCTTATGCGCCATGGATGCGATAGCGTCGCGGCCTTTACGGGTCGACACATCCGGCACCAGGCTGCGAGCTTCTTTCTCGATCGCCTCAATAATCGGGTCGAGCTGCTCTTTGGTGGTGAATACCGCCATTGCGTTATGTTTCTCAATGACGACTAAATCCGTTACTTCGCTCATGGTTTCTCCTGAAATTTGGATGTGCAGATCCCGCCCGCGTAATGCCAGGCCGATCGGTTGAATAGGGTGGTTACTGCTGGATTGGGTTGCCGTGACCGTCCAGAAGGACATTAATCACGCAGTCACTGAGACGGATGATTTCTGCGTCGGTGTGCAGGTACACCCATTTGCGCTCCTGAATGACTGCTGATACGCGATAGGTGCGGCCTTCATGCATTGCCATCATGCCGGGCGTGACGCACTGGCGAATGAGCGGGGTGGTGCCGTAGTGGTGCATCATATAGCGAGGTCAGTTGCCACTCGTTATCGTTGAGCTTTTTGGCGGTGTACTGCTTGCCGTTGTGGGTGACTGTCATGATGCCTCCCGCTTTGAGATTGGCCACTCTTCGTATTCGCCAAGAGGTAGTTCGTCAGTTACATCCCGGTCCGCCCAGGCTCTGAATTTCTCTAAACTGATTCGTGGGTAATGAGAGCCGTTTTTCACAGCAGGTCCGTCATATTGGAGCTCATTTATTCCGATCCATATAACGGTGCGGTCATTAACAAGGGGATGAAATATTGTCCCTGTACCTCGTGGCCGCTTGGCGCGGTATGTGCGCCCAACTTTTATTTCCAGTTGATTGGTCATAATCATCTCCGCGCTTAAGGCCGCGCCGCCGAACGTTAAACAAGACTTCTGCGCTAATGGGCGGTGGATGGCCGCCGGTTGTCATAACTAACCGCACTCATCGAGAACGGTGAGGTATGAAAAAAGCCGCTGATTAGGCGGCCTTGATGGTGATGTCATCTGAATCGAGTATTCCAGAAACGTCTACATGAGTTATCTTTATGCCCTCGCTTCCATCCATTGGCGGCCAACCTTCAACCCCCTCACCATTTGACCAGTCGAATTCACTCACCACGCCGTAAGTGTTGTAGTTTTGACTCAGTGCAATGAGCAGAGCCTCTTTTGCCAACATGATCAGCACCGCATTCAAAACTGATCCCTGTCTCTCCAGTCGGTAATCAGCGTTCGACCAAAAGTTATTAATCTCATGCAGCTTTTCATCGGTCATTACGTCATGGTCTATTTCAACCGTTAGCTCCGCCTTCCAGTCATAGTCGATTGTGTATTTTTTAACGTTCGCCATCGCCTTACCCTCTGTCGTTACCCGCTGATGCGGGAGAAATGCTTTGGCGCTGGCTCCCCACAATGAAGCAGGGAAGGCCGTCGTCGCCTTGGTGAGCCATTACCTCACCAACTAGCTGATAACCGTCTGCCAGCCCAAAACATTCCAGTTACGCACCATCGCCGCTCTCCCTGAGCCCGCCGGGCGTCCGACGCATGGTTTACTGTCGCGCCGTTCGACTGACCGAATCTCAACTTCGCCGCTGGCTAACTTCGCTCAGCTGTCGATGTTTCGTTTCGATGGATTCATAATAGCGATGAGTATTGTTTATAGCAATACGTATTGATATTAAATAATAGCAATTGCTATTAAAGCTTTGATAGCTAAAGGAATTTATTTTGATATTTTTTTGAGTGATTGTGATGCGGGCCGAATTTTCATTGCTGAAGATACTGGTTGATGGAGAGGTTGGTGGCGGGCAATGAAAAACCCAGCACTATGGCTGGGCCTGGTTCGTAGCTGGGTATGTTATCCGTGTTTTCTGTACGTCTGCGGCATGCTGCCAATCACCTTGCCAAAGACGAGTATCCTGTTCATTTCTTCTTTTTCGATCGGTTCCCAAGGGCGGTAAGTCTTGTTGTCAGAAATGACAAGCAGCTTATCTTTCATCTTCTGCAAGCGTTTCACGTGGGACGTGTCGTCGTATATGAAGGCGTAGATTCCATCACCATCGAAGTGTTGAACACTGATATCGACAAACAGCAAATCGCCTGGCTCAATGGTCCCGGACATACTATCGCCGCGAACATTAATGATTCTGATCTGCTCAGCCTTTCTGCCATTGAACATCCGGCGAGCATCTTCCACTGAGTATTCCACGGATCTAAGCACCTCTACAAATTCGCTGTTGATGGCTCCAGGTCCAGCGCTTACGTAAAAGTCTAGCGCTTCAATGCGGAAGGTGTCAGTAGGTGCCGGCTCTGTTTTTGGCTGCGAAATTGCGGGCATTTGACCATCGTCACGCATCGGGCCAACTCCGGTTGAAAGCCACTCAGACCGAACGCCAAGCGCATTGGCGATCTCAACAATTTTAGTTGAGCCCCGGGCATTGCCACTGGTCAGCCTCCAGATGGTGGGCTGAGCGACGCCAGACGCCTTAGCTAAAGCGCCCTGAGACATGCCAGATAAGTCCATTGCCTGATTCAGGCGTTCTGCAAGAGTTTCTTTTTTCATGAGTTTAAATTTATACGCTTGCGTATTGTTGGTCAAAACACGTTTAGCTATTGCCTAAATCAATACGCATTGCTATTATCAGTTCACACCAATACTCATAGGAATTGGAATATGACGAACAAAACCATCCAGCGCGCCATTGATATCGCTGGTAGCCAGAAGAAATTAGCCGACCTGTGCGGTGTAGCGCAGCCGACGGTATGGCGCTGGTTGCACGGAGGCGGCATTGATGCCCGCTACGTAATGAAGATTGTGTCTGCAACCAACGGCAAGCTTAAGCCAGCAGATATCCGCCCAGATCTCGCCCAGCTACTTGGGGCGAATAACACAGCCGCTTAACGGCGGCCCTAACCACGAAAGGGAAAGCAATGCATTCACTTGCGTATCAACACAATACCGGAATACACCCGGGAGCGATGATAAACCGCGCTCAACCTAAGGCGGCGCCAGACCACGAAAAGATCCGCGATGCGGTACGGGCATGGTCGTCTGCGCTGGACAATCAGGACGTCGTTTCGGCATTGATCATCAACGAATACCGGGAGCAGGGAGGGACCGCCATCAGCTTCCCGGAAGACATTAGCCGGGCGCGCCAGAAACTTTTTCGCTTCCTGGATAACCGTTTCGACTCTGAACAGTACCGCGAGAACGTGCGCCAGTTGGCTCCGGCAATCATGTCGGTCCTGCCGCTGGAGTACCGTCACCGCCTTCTTCCAGAAGACAGCTTTATGTCCCGCTTAGCGCGACTTGAGAAGGAAACGAGCGAGGCGAAAGTTGCCGTTGCGATGAACGCTCCGCGTCACCAGAAGCTCAAGGAACTGAGTGAGGGGATCGTAGAGATGTTCCGTGTCGACCCGGACCTGACTGCTCCTCTGATGGCCATGGTCACGTCGATGCTGGGGGTTATGTGAGAACTACAGAAATGGCGAAAGCCGCGGTGCGCTAACACCAACGGCTTTCAGGTGCAATAAACGTCAGTCAATTGCGAGGCAATTATGCCAAGTAAATCGAAGAGAGTAAACAAACCGGAGGTAGCACGTGAGCATGTCACTTATGGCGAAAGCAATGGGGGTCAAAGTGGGAAACTCACTGCGTAAGCTCGTCCTGATTAAGTTGGCCGATAACGCCAACGACAAAGGCGAATGCTGGCCTTCGTATCAACACATCGCCGACCAATGCGAATGCAGCCGAACGGCTGTTCGTAACCATATTGATGCGCTTGAAGAAATGGGGCTTATCAGGCGTGAGAACCGCGTTGGCGTCAACAATGGAAAAGGTAACACGTCAAATGTGTATTACCTCAAATTAGATGCCACCCCTATGCCATTAAATGGCACAGGGGTATGCCACGACGAAGCACACCCTATGCCATCTGATGGCACACCCCCTATGCCACCAGATGGCACCAGAACCAGTCACTCTTTTGAACCAGTCACTGAACCTAACTCTCTCTCTGGGCGCGATGGTTTTATGAGCGAAGCCGCAAAGCGGCGGATCGGGATTTCACCAAACGGGGAGATTCCATTCCCGCCCCTGTTTAAGCCATCAGCGGATCACATTGCTATGGCTGCCGAGAAGGGGGTGAGCATTGAGACGGAGCTGCTGAACTTCCGGGACTATCACCTTTCGCGCGGTACGCTGCTGATCGACTGGAATTCCGCTTTCAGGGTCTGGATTCGAAACGCCCGGGTTAACCCGCTGGCTAAGCGTGGGCGTGCCGAGAAGGAAACGCCGCACTGGAACAGCCGTGAGGGATGGGAGGATTTCCTGTGAATAATCAACTTGTGCAGGCAGTTAACGGGCGCGACGGTGCGCTGATCTCCAGGATGGCGAACGGAAGCGGAGACCAACAAAAGGTCATTAATCCTGAAGCTGAGGGGCTCGTTGATTCTCTCTTTCGTCAGCTGAAGCAGATTTTCCCTGCGTCTACGCAGACAAACCTGAAAACTGACGCAGACGAGAAAACTGCAAAGCGTCAGTGGATCGCAGCGTTTTCAGAGAATGGGATCCGCACACGAGAACAGCTTTCTGCCGGAGTGCGGCACGCGCGCGCCAGTGAATCACCGTTCTGGCCGTCACCGGGGCAATTCATCAAATGGTGCAAGGATAGCGGCACGGTGCTTGGCATTGGCCTGGCTGATGTGATGAATGAGTTCCATCGGTATAGCCGCGAAAAAGGGTTGCATACCGGCGGAGCAGAAGCTTTCCCATGGTCTCATGACGTCATGTACTGGATTGTGACCGATACGCGCAGAGCGATGTACCAGCGCCAACTGAGCGAGGCGGAAACTGAAAAATACGCGTCAAAAAAACTTGAGGAATGGGCGCTGAAAGTTGCCGGCGGGGAAAAAATACCGTCTCCCGTCCTGGCGCTCGAGAACTCTGATGAAGTGATCCCGACAAATCACGTGAGCCGTCAAGCCGGTTATCACCCGGAAGGGAAAAGCTTCGGGTGCATGCCAAACGCAGCGACTCTCGGGGCTCTAACCCCGGCTCAATGGCTCTGGGAAGAGTATCAGCGCGGGAAAGAGAGAGGGCTTATCCAATGACCATAACAATCCGTGCGCAGGTACTGGCAGCACTGCGCAATAACCCGGGCCTGAACAACGCCAAACTGGCAGCGCTTATCGGCATGGACACCAAAAAGATATCCGGGACGGTGAGCACGCTGCTGGCCGACGGGCTGATCAGCTGCGAAGGAAAATACGGCCAGCGTCTGTACAGCCTGACCAGTTACGGAATGCGCTTCGCCCCGGACACAATACCGGGCATGAAGCAGGGCAAGTCGAAGTTAATTCAGCGGACGGACACAAATGTGATCTGCCAGGAGTGCCGCAACAGCGCGGCTATGAAGCGAGTATTGATGGTTTGGGGGAGGGTAGGGGTATGACAAACGTAAGCGCAGTGGAAAAAATGGCTGAATTAATGCAGCAGATTGAGGTGAATTCACCGCGGGTTGCAGCACTCCATTATTGCCTTTCAGAGACTTCCAGATACATTGCAGAACTTGAGCAGAAGCTTGCAAAGTCTCAGCGCGAGTTCCGTGCTGCTGATGCGACTATCGAGAATCTGCAGATGAAGCTTGAGAAGATGGCTGCGGAGAATGCGGGGCTGAAGGCTTTAGCCAGGGGCTGGGCCAATGCAACCGATGACCGGCTGTTTGAGGAGCATGGAGAGATTTTTCATGACTCTATCGACGCCTGTGAGGAAGAGCTCAAGACAATCTGTCCTGCTACCGACGCTTTCCTGGCTGAAGTGCGGGCTCAGGGTGTGGAGATGTTAAGAGATTCTATTGCTGATCTAGAGAGCAGCATTGAAGACACGATCGATCTGCATCACTACTGCTCTGACTTCGCCGCAGAAATTCGCAAAGGAGTGCAGTCATGAGCAAGTTAACCGATGCAGCAATCGAATCGTCAATGCTCTCCTCTGTAGAGGGGTTTTCTTTCCTGGTTGTTGACTCTCTTGAGTTTGAGTTGGGTCGGGAGCTTACCGAAGAAGAATCAATGCGTGTTTATCGTCGTGTTGAAAAGGCTATCAACGAGGCAACGCAGGAGGCCGCCAAATGAGCAACATCGACAAACAGTCCGTGCAAGCAGTTGCCGATTTGAAAGCTGGCTACACCCTCGGTCACGCTGACGTTGAAATCATACAGCAGATGGCTCTAGATGCGGTGACGTTGATGGGTGAGCTTGAAGCCAAAGACAGCCGCATCGAAGAAGAAATTGGTCGAGCTAACCGCGAGCATCACCGTGGTTTCATGATGGCGTGCGGACACCTTAAAGAGCATTCAAACGTTCATTACGCCGACGCTGCCGAAATGGAGATAGCGGCCCTCCGCAATCGCATCAATGAGCTGGAAAACGCCGCAGTCGGTAAAGGAGAGTGAAATGGCTGACAAATGCGAACGCTGCGCTGTAGGAATTATCGGTACAAAGTCGATACTCGCCGGTGACTGGAAGGCTGCAGAAGCCGACTTTGACAAATTAATCGAAGACTGGAATGAGAAGACCAAGCGCTTTGCCATTCCGCACCCTGGCTTCGCTCGTAAATTCTTTTACTGCCCACTGTGCGGTAACAAGGTTGAGGACTAACCCATGAGCACAATTACCAGAGAGCAGGCGCAGAAAATTATTGAAGCAGCTGATGAGGTTATTACCGCACTGGCCGGAACAAATGAGGATGTTCACCCCGAAAGCGACAGCATGATCCGTCTATGGGATGACTTGAATGATCGTTACGCACCGCCCGAAGTTGTGCGAGAGCTGGCGCGTATCGCGCTGGCATCGCTCGAAGCGGAGGCTGCTGGTTTCATCGCAAGGCACAAAGAAACTGGAAAATTTGGTAGCTATCTGCATCCAAAGGCGGATTGGTTTAAGGGTGATGATTACGAAGTCTTGAGCGCCTACACCGCCCCGCCAGCGCCGGTATCTGTGCCTGATGGATACAGGTTGCAACCAATTTCTGAATATGACGCAATGTGCGCCGCCATGCTTCAGGGTAAGGAGTGAGCATGCAGATATCACCGATTACTCTTCGTGCAGCTCAGGAGTTTGTCGCCAGGCATCACCGACACAACAAGCCTCCACGCGGCCACAAGTTCAGCATTGGGCTGAAAAATGAAGATGGTGAACTTATCGGGGTGGCTACAGCTGGCAGGCCGGTAGCCAGACACTTCGACGACGGACTGACGATTGAAGTAAACCGTACATGCACTACAGGCGAGCGCAACGCTAACAGCGCTCTTTACGGAGCTATATGGCGAGCAGCGAAGGCAATGGGATACGTTCGCTGCATCACCTACACCCAGGCTAATGAATCAGGGGCATCTCTGCGAGCTGCTGGATTTGTTCAGGTTAAGGAGCTTCCAGCCAGAAAAGGTTGGGCTGCTTCAAGCGTTGCACTGAAAGATAAGCGAGACCCGATAGGAAATGGTGGAATTCCTCGCGTTCTCTGGGAAATCAGGAGGGGTGTATGAATAATGTTACGAATGAGCAATTGGATGGCCTGATTAAGTCAGCGGTAAACTCTTCTGGCCCCTTGCCTCCTGACGAGAAATTTTCACAAATAATTTCCGCCTTACGTGAACTGCGTGAGCTACGCGCCGCCATGCCTCTGGGTTCCGAGCCCGATTTTCGGGAAATCTCAAATTCGTCAACCAACAATTTTCGGGAAAACGCGGAAACGTCAACCAAATGCTGGTGCCACACCTGCCGCCCGGTGAAAATTTCCGACATGCGATTCGTCGTCTGTCCTGATTGCGGAAATAAGCGCTGCCCACACGCCAACGACCACCGTAATGCATGCACCGGAAGCAATGAGCCAGGGCAGGAAGGTAGTGCGTACCCAGCATCTCCGCAGCAGGAGGTGAAGTGATGGAAATCATCCAGGGGACATGCATCTGCGGCGAACCAATCAGCATCGAGTTAAACGCCGATCCAAAGTCATGCGGACGCACCGATAGAAAGCGTCCGTTCTATCCGGACGAAAACGTAGAGCCTGAGGTGATAGGTCAGTTTGTTTATTCGCAGGATGGTGTAACTGTTTTTCGATGCAGGAAGTGCTCTGGTTGGATTGCAGATACAGTGCCTGAAGCGGCGCTGGAGATGCTGGAATCCTAATCCATTCGACGCATAACAAACAGGCCTCTTCGGAGGCCTGATTACACAGCATGAAATGTTAATAAAGAAAAGAAGTATAAGCACAATATTTATACATAACTTATTGAAAAGGAAATCAAATGACCACTATCGTAATAGCCAATGAGGTGCAAGACGACAAGATTCACAAGATAGAGGAATTGCTACATGACGTAGCGCTACGTGACGTTAACTGGAGCGGCGCAAAGTTCGAAATTGAGCGAGGAGACTTTACATGCATTCCAGACGATGAAAGCGCTGATGCTGTAAAATTGCTCAATAAGATACAGGAAATAATCTCCGGTTACTGACCCGCCTTGAATTGATTTTCAAGAATCAAGCAGCCATAATCATGTCATCGGAGCCTGAACAACTCCGGTGACTTCTGCGCATTTAAGGGGACTTAAATGCGACCACAATCTGAACTCCTCACCTTGTCACAGATGCAGAAATGCACCTGCGATTTTCTGCATTCTGCGTTACCTCTCGGAGGTGGCGTATGAGCATCAAATTCTACCTACGCGACGAGCAGGTTCGCCGCAACCTCATCGACTACATCAACAAGCAGCCTGTAAACGCAGATTTCCCGCTCGTGGTGAGTTTTGCCGACCCTAAGCGCACCCTTCCTCAGAATTCACTGTTCCACGCGCTTTGCGGCGACCTGGCAAAGCATCGCATTCAGTGGGCTGGCTCTGCGTGGTCGCTTCCGTCGTGGAAATCAATTTTGGTCTCCGGTCACTCCATTGCCACTGGAGGGCAGGGGAAGGTTATTGCCGGGCTTGAGGGGGAATTGGTGGCAATTCGCGAAAGCACCTCATCGATGGGGATCAAACGGATGAACAGCCTGATTGAGTACACCCAGGCTTTCGCCGTCAGTCAGAACGTCCAACTTCGCGATGTACGTTATCGTGGCGATTATTTCGGGAGGCTTGCATGAATAACCCTCTCGCACGCGTCATCACAAATCACATCTTCAACGTTCCGGCGCGCCGCCAGCGTAAGCCCGAGGTTAAGCCGTCCGACATCCCGACTTTCAAGGACTACACTGCCCGCCTGGTCGATGAGAAATGGCTGCGCCTCGCGGCGAGGAGAAAATCCGCATGAGCATGTATCAACGCATTAATGGCGCTGACTGGCGCAATATCTTCGTCGTCGGCGATCTGCATGGGTGCTTCACGCTGCTGATGAATGAGCTCGAAAAAGTTTCGTTCGACCCTGCGTGTGATTTGCTGATTTCGGTTGGAGACCTTGTTGACCGCGGCGCGGAAAACGTCGAGTGCCTGGAGCTGATTACTATGCCTTGGTTCCGGGCTGTGCGAGGAAACCATGAGCAGATGATGATTGAAGGACTATCGGAGTATGGGAACGTCAATCACTGGCTGGTAAATGGTGGCGGTTGGTTCTTCAATCTCGACTATGACAAAGAGGTTCTGGCTAAGGCTTTGGTTCACAAAGCAGCTGAGTTGCCACTCGTCATCGAGCTGGTGACCGGAGACCGGAAAGTGGTCATCTGCCACGCTGACTACCCCAACAACGAATATGAATTCGATAAGCCTGTCCCGAAAGATATGGTCATCTGGAATCGTGAGCGGGTTAGCGACGCTCAGGACGGCATTGTCTCTCCGATAGCTGGTGCTGATCTGTTTATCTTCGGGCACACCCCAGCGCGCCTGCCCTTGAAGTATGCCAACCAGATGTACATCGATACTGGTGCTGTGTTCTGCGGAAACCTTACAGTGGTACAGGTTCAAGGTGGTTCCCATGCGTAAACCATCCCGCCGTAAGTGCAAAGTATGCGGTGAATACTTCGTGCCGAAATTCCACGATATCCGTATCCGCTGGTGCTGCCCTGAGCACGGCACAATCCTCGCGATGGAAGAGCGCGAAAAGGAGAAGGTTAAGTTCGCGGCTAAGCGCATCAAGGAGCAGAAGGAAGCCGAGAAAGCAGGGCGCCAGCGCCGCGCAGAACGCCGTAATGAGCTGAAGCCAATCCGCCACTGGGTGCAGATGACTCAGCGAGCTTTCAATGACTGGCGGCGTGAAATGCTGCTGGCCGCCGGGCACGGCTGTATCTCCTGCGGAACCAAGACCGCGTTTGCCTGGCATGCCGGGCATTACCGCACCACGGCCGCCGCACCACAGCTTCGCTTTAATCCGGACAATATCTGGCTCCAATGCTCCGCCTGCAACGTCCACAAATCCGGGAACATCGAGGCGTACCGCGCCGCCCTGGTCGAACTGATCGGCGAAGAACGCGTGCTGGCGCTGGAATCCAACAACGAAACCCACCGATACACCCGTGAAGAGCTGGACGGCATCCGCGCCAAGGCCAGAGCAGACCTTCGCGCACTGAAACAGCAGGAGGAAGCATGAAATTTGAATATTTATTTCTGCTGGCCTTTTACCTCATTCCGCTGATCGCGATGGGGATTATCAGTCATATCAATTACAAAAAATGTCGCATTCAGTTCTCAGCAATCAGCAAAGGCATTCGGTTTCAAAGAAAGTACCAAATGCTGAAAAGCCTTCACCCAGACCGGGAGGGCTTATGAATTTTTCAGAACTTCTCCGATACCAGGCCGAAAGCGTTAAGCGTGCCAGCCTGCCGCCAGTAGCAAAGCACAGCCAGACCAAAACCAACCAGCCACAAAAGGAAGCCGCATGAACAGTCAGCAACTGGAATACGTACGTCAGCAGCTCATTGTGGCGACCGCAGATCTGAGCGGGGCGACGAAAGGGCAGCTGGTAGCTTTCGCCGAAAACGCGCAATTCACCGCGACGGCGCGCAGTCGGGGCCGGAAAAAGGTATTCGACAAAGATAAGCAGCGCATGGTCAACCCGGACGGTCCGCCGATGAGCGGCAGCCAGTCGCGCGCCAAGGGATCATCAATCGCGCTGGTGGGCCCGGTTGAGTTCGTGACAGCATCTTGGCGCCGCGCTGTCCTATCTCTGGAAGACCACCAGAAGGCATGGCTGCTGTGGAACTACAGCGAGAACGTTAGCTTTGAGCACCAGGTGGCGATCACCCAGTGGGCGTGGGCAGAGTTCCGGGAGCAACTCGGCGTTAAGAAAGTGGCCGGCAAGACGATGGAACGCCTGAAGAAACTGATATGGCTGGCGGCGCAGGACGTCAAAGCGGAGCTGGCGGGGCGTGAGACGTACGAATATCAGGCGCTGGCGGAGTTGGCTGGCGTGGCGAAATCCACCTGGACAGAAACGTATCTGCCTCACTGGCTGGCGATGCGTAACAGCTTTAAGCGACTCGATAGCGGTGCGCTTATCTCAGTAACGCGATCACGTTCTCAACAAAAGGCGACAAATTTAGACGTAAGTCTTGCAAAACCGAACTGAAACTCGTATATTTCATGTAAATCTGATATCGTCGCCATAGCTTTGATTGTCGACACAAAGAATTCAAGCCCGAGGTTAACGCCTTGGGCTTTTTTGTATCTGGAACTCTGGCGTAGATGGTTCGCGCGGATGCCTGAAGAGCATTAGGAGATGGTTCGATTCCATCGGGTTCCACCAAATTAGCCGGTCTAGTTCAGTGGCAGAACGGCAGCCTTGTAAGCTGCGCGTCAGAGGTTCGATTCCTTTGCCCGGCACCAGAACCCACTACATGGGACCCTTCGGCCAGAGAGCCGACATTGCCTTACCCTCATCTTCCCGGCCTGTCGCCGGGTTTTTTATTCAGGCCGCAGACAATCAATTCCAGATGCCCCGTAGCTATCGTGTCTGACAGCCTTTTCCCAACTACCACACAGCACCCCGGACCCGGAGGTGTGGAATGCAACGTATGAACCCAACAAATGGACACGATCTGCCGTACTGGTGGTCGGCGGCCTTGGGCCTGTTCTCTTTGCTTAGCCTGCAGGATTACGTGTTTATTATCGGCGCGCTGGTATCAGCGTTCTTCACGATAAAAACCTATTACGCAAAACGGAAAGAAGAGCGTGAGCGTATGGCTGAGGAAAGGAAACGAACCCAACTGCTGGAAAACTACTTATCTGATGTAGGTAAAAAACCTCACTCCGATCGTCCGGCTGCCGCCGAGGTGGTTACGGAGGCAATGCGGAGAATTTCCGGTGGCACAGTTGAAACTGAGTAAGAAGAGCGGTGCGGCGGGCATTGTCTGCTCCGTCGGAACGATCATCGCCATTGTGATGAATGCGGGACACGTCAGAACAAACGAGCGCGGGCTGGAGCTAATCGGTAACGCTGAATCTTGCCGACGCGATCCGTATGTGTGCCCGGCAGGTGTGCTGACTGACGGCATGGGTAATACGCATGGCGTAAAACTCGGCACCGTTAAGTCTGACCAGCAGATCGCAGCCGAATGGGAGCGCAACATCCTTGATGCTGAATCCTGCGTTAACCGCTACGGGAATGGCAGAAAGCTATCTGACGATACTTTCTCTGCAGCTGTATCGGTAACGTTTCGTGCTGGCTGCGGAAACATGCGCACCTCCACGATGTTCTCTCTTCTCAGAAGTGGTGACATCACGGCGGCATGCAGCCAGTTCCCTCGCTGGGTATGGGGTGGCGGAAAGGTTCTTCCGGGTCTGGTAACTCGCGCCGGGAAAGAAAAGGCGCTCTGCCTGGACGGTGTGAAATGAGCCGGTTAACCGCAATCATCTGCGCTGTCGTTATCTGCCTGCTGGTTTCGATGGCCTGGGCTATCAACCACTACCGCGACAACGCCATCACCTACAAAGACCAGCGCGACAAGGCGAAGGTCAGGGCAGACACATCAGAGGCGATCACCAACAACGTGATCACCACGATGAACCTCATCCGTGACATCTCACAGGCTACCCAGAATGCTAAGAACGAACTGGCTAAAAATGGCGAGACGCGCATTGTCTACATCAGGAAGGCGCTTGAAGGCGATCCGTGCGCTAACCAGCTTGTTCCTGCTGCCGCTGCTGACAGCATGCGGGAATACGCAGACAGTTTACGTTCCGGCCCCGGTGGTGCCGATAAGCGCTGACCTGACCACAGACACGCCGATCCCCGGAATGGTGGTTCCGTTCACGTGGCAGGCAAGTCTGGAGTTAAACGCTCAGCTCTATACGGCGCTGGGGCAGTGCAATCTGGATAAGGCGGCAATCCGCAAAATCGAATCCTCCCGACAAGGAAAGAATGCTCAACCCCAATAAGGCGGTGATCATCATCTTGCTGACGGGTAAGCCGTAAGTGGCTAAGCACTTCTGAGAAGCAGGGCAACAGCTGCGACAAGGCAAAGAGGTAATCATGTCCGACATCTACAACATCAAACTGACGACGAACGACGGCGGAGAGTACAAAGGCCAGATGTCACGCCGTCAGCCTGAGCTGGTAAACGGCTTTGTGCCGCTGGCGACCGAGACGGGCGAGTGGCTTTACTTCGCTCCAGCCGATGTGAAGCGTGTGCAGTTCACGCCAGTACCGGCAGAGCAGATCGAACAGCCAGCAGAACAAACAACGGAGTAACGAAACTATGGCGACCAAACCAAAGACTGGCCGCCCTTCTGATTATCTACCAGAGGTGGCTGCTGACATCTGTTCACTGCTTGCCGATGGGGAAAGCCTGCGCAAAGTTTGTGAGCGGCCTGGAATGCCTAACAAGGCGACGGTGTTCCGCTGGTTGGCGCAGCATGCAGAGTTTCGCGACCAATACGCGAAAGCCACTGAGACACGCGCTGATGCGATTTTCGAAGATATGTTCGATATCGCTGACGGTGTGAATGAAGAGGCTGCCGCAGTAGCCAAAGCACGTCTTCGCATCGACACGCGAAAATGGGCCCTGGCCCGCATGAACCCGAAAAAGTACGGCGACAAAGTCAGCCAGGAAATCGACCACAAATCTTCAGACGGAACTATGACTCCGAAGCCGACTGTCATCCAGTTGCTCCCCGTTGAGCCGAAATCATGAGTGAAGCCGTTCAACTGCCGATCCCCGCCAAGCTTGCACCGCTGTTCACCGCCGTGAATAAACGTTACCGGTGCTCGCACGGTGGGCGTGGTAGCGCCAAGACGCGGACATTTGCGCTGATGACAGCCGTAAAGGCGTATCAGTCGATGATGAACGGTGAAAGCGGCGTGGTGCTCTGCGCGCGTGAGTTCATGAACTCGCTGGAAGAATCGAGCATGCAGGAGGTTAAACAGGCGATCCTGTCTGTCCCCTGGCTGGCTTCCAACTTTGATATCGGCGAGAAGTACATCCGCACCATCGACAAGAGCGTTAACTACGTATTCTGCGGTCTGCGGCATAACCTCGACAGCATCAAGTCGAAAGCGCGCATCCTTCTGTGCTGGGTCGATGAGGCTGAATCAGTCAGCGAAATAGCCTGGCAGAAGCTGAGCCCAACCGTTCGTGAGGAAGGTTCAGAGATTTGGGTGACGTGGAACCCGGAGCGCGACGGCAGCGCAACGGATAAACGTTTCCGCAAAGAAGCCGGCGACGACTGCATTACCGTTGAGATGAACTATACGGATAACCCGTGGTTCCCTGACGTGCTGGAAGGTGAGCGACAGAACGATCAGCGCCGCCTCGACCCGGCAACATACGCATGGGTGTGGGAAGGTGCTTACCTCGAAAACTCCGACAAGCAGGTGCTGGCCGGGAAATACCGGATTGCCGAGTTCTCGGACCAACTATGGAAAGAGGCCGATCGCCTGTTCTTCGGTGCTGACTTCGGATTCGCCAAAGACCCTAACACGCTGGTGCGCTCGTTCATCCTTCACAACCGGCTGTACATTGAATACGAGGCATACGGTCAGCAGACAGAGCTCGACCATATGCCAGAGCTTTACGACACAATTCCCGGGTCGCGTGACTGGCCCATCAAGGCCGACTCTGCCCGACCTGAGACTATCAGCTATCTCAAGCGGCAGGGCTTCAACATCTCGGCTGCCGAGAAATGGCAGGGTAGCGTTGAGGACGGGATCGCGCATCTTCGCGGCTTCGACGAAATCGTTATCCACCCACGCTGTAAGAATGTTGCGCGAGAGGCCCGCATGTGGTCTTACAAAACGGACCGCATCACCGGTGAGGTGTTGCCGAAGCTCGCCGATGGTTACGAACACTGCTGGGATGGCATTCGCTACAGCCTTGACGGACACATTAAGCGCAAGGGCCAGATGGCCGGGATGATGATTCCTAAGCGGTTGCAGGTTAGGCGATAGAAGTATGAAGATTTTTCTGGCATGGTTAGCCCTCTAAATTGAGTGGGGTGCAAAATGCTAGAGGACGAGCTAAAGAAAATATGTGTCTCAGCGCGGTTAGCAAGGGATAAAACATCGCGATTGCCTGAGCAGCATCTTTGCAAAGAAACAAGCTTAGCTATCTGCTACTCAGCAGCAGAAATTGGGATGAACCCATGCCTATGCCAAGGGAAATTTAGGGATTCAGGTGGGGTTGAGAGAGATCATTATTGGGTTAGGATTGAAGGTGTGATTTATGACGCTACAGCAGACCAATTCGATGAATGTTTAGACCCTGTCTATATTACTGCTGAACGAAGTGACAGCCGATACCAAGAAGAATGCTTTGTAATATTTAACGAAACAGTAATCAAAATCCTCAAAAATATGAAATAGGTCGCTCAGGCGGCCTTTTTTATTGCCATGAATCCACCAACGGACAAACCATGACTGACAAATTAACTCTCGCCGTCAACCATGCGTTGAACGATGCGCGGATGGCTCGCGCCCGTATGGGGCTGATGGCGCCTACAATGGGGCTGGACAATAAGCGCCATTCAGCATGGTGCGAGTATGGCTTCCCTGAGCAGGTAACCTACGAAAACCTCTACGCCCTGTACCGTCGCGGTGGTATCGCTCACGGTGCGGTTGAGAAGCTGGTGGGCAAGTGCTGGCAGACCAACCCGGAAATCATCGAGGGTGACGATGCCGACGAGAGCAAGGATGAGACGGCTTGGGAGAAGAAGACCAAAAAGGTATTCACTAAGCGCCTCTGGCGAGCCTTTGCTGAAGCTGACCGCCGCCGCTTGGTCGGGCGCTATGCAGGAATCCTGCTGCACATCAATGATTCTAGAGCGTGGGATCAGCCGGTTGTCCGGGGGAAGTCACTCAAAAAGGTTACGATCGCGTGGGCTGGGTCTTTAACTGTCAGCGAGTGGGTAACTGACCAGAAATCGGCAGACTACGGGCAACCAAAGCAGTGGAAATACGTTGAGAGCTTGCCAAACGGCGGAACTAATCAGCGCTTTGTGCATCCTGATCGCGTCTTCATCTTGGGAGACTACTCGAATGATGCCATTGGCTTCCTTGAGCCTGGCTATAACGCCTGCGTCAGCCTTGAGAAGGTCGAGGGTGGTTCTGGTGAGTCATTCCTGAAGAACGCCGCGCGGCAGCTTAATGTCAATTTTGAGAAGGAAATCGACTTCAACAATCTCGCGTCACTTTATGGCGTGAGCATTGACGAGTTGCAGGATAAGTTTAACGAAGTTGCCGGGGAAATGAACCGTGGTAACGATGTTCTGATGACAACCCAAGGGGCTACAGTCGCACCACTGGTTACAGCTGTAGCGGATCCGTCAGCGACCTATAACGTCAACCTGCAAACCTTTGCTGCTTCTGTCGATGAGCCGGTGAAAATTCTGGTGGGCATGCAAACTGGCGAAAGGGCGAGCACTGAAGATCAGAAGTATATGAATGCTCGCTGCCAGTCACGCCGCGGTGACCTGTCATTCGAAATTGAAGACTTCAGTGACAAGCTAATCGACCTGAAAATCATTGATGCTGTCAGCGAGAAGACGGTTATCTGGGATGACCTCAACGAGCAGACTGGAACTGAGAAGCTCGCAAATGCCAAAACCATGGCAGAGATTAACCAGACGTTCCAGGGCAGCGGAGAGAATCCAGCCTTCAGTCGTGAAGAAATTCGCACGGCAGCCGGTTATGAAAACGTTGATGAATTCCCGTTAGGAGAAGAGGATGGCGACGAAGAAGACGAAGCCACCAATTCTACCGCGTAACTATCAGGATCCGACCGGAGCCGATGCGCTGGAACGCCGGGCAATGAAAGACTTCGCCAGGCGAATGAATAAGATTGGCAAAGCGTACAAATCAGCACTCGACAAAATACCTTCCTCCCTCGCAGTAAACGCCAGATACGAATACCAGCTAAACCCGACGCTACTCTCCATCATCCTGAACGATGCCAGTTACCTGGTTGATCAGGTTCTGCTTGAAGGTGGTGATTACGACCTGTGGTTTTACGAGTACATCGATCTGGCTTCGGAGAAGGGGACCGGGCAGTCGTTCTACAACCTCAGCCAGCAGTCGCCGGTGTACGCCGCTGGTCGTGAGTCGTTAGCGTCCATCCTCGCAAGCGACGCATATCAGCAACGTATGGCGCTGGTGCATGCGCGTGTATTTGAGGAAATGAAGGGGCTGACTGCTGACGTTAAGCGCGACATGGCGCGTGTGCTGACTGATGGCGTGGGCCGTGGTCTCAATCCGCTGGATATTGCCCGCAATCTCACAGACCAGACAGGCATCGAGAAACGCAGGGCAAACCGTATAGCACGCACTGAAGTGACTACCGCGCTGCGCCGGGCTAAGTGGGATGAAGACCAGGAGGCGAATGACCTTTACGGCCTTAAAACGCTTCTGGTTCACATCTCAGCGCTGTCTCCGACAACCCGACATACCCACGCAGTGCGCCATGCCCACCTCTACACCAATGAAGAGGTCCGTGACTGGTACAGCAAGGATGGCAACTCCATCAACTGCAAATGCAGCCAGCAGTCGGTGCTGGTGGATGCGGACGGTAATCCGGAATACCCGGACACCATCACGAAACTCAAACAGGAATATAAATCGATGCAGGCGCGCGGTTACGCCTGGGCGGAGAAATAGCTATGCCTATGCAGGTCAACATCACCACGAAGGTGAACAGTCAGTCTATCCGGCGCGAAACATACAACGGGCGTGAGCATCTGGTACTGCCGAGTTACACGCTTCCGGCGAACGTCGTCATGAATGGCGGGCTGTACACAGAAGATGAAATAAACGCCCACTATCAGGGGCTGGAAGGCACGCTCGCGCCGCTGGGTCATCCACAGGTTAACGGTCAGTTCGTGTCGGCCTTCTCTCCTGAAGGTCTTAACGTCGGCTACGTAGGCGCGTGGAACCGTAACGTTAAGAAGTCCGGTAATCGTATCTACGTAGAAAAATGGGTGGATGTGGCTCGAGCTGAAGAGTCGGAAGGCGGGCGAGAACTACTTGAGCGCGTCGCAGCTATTGAGCGTGGCGATGACGTTCCGCCCATTCATACCAGTGTCGCCGCTTTCCTCGACCAGCTTGATCCTAACGAACAACAGAGATCTACGGGCGCCGAGTGGGTGGCGAAGATTCACAGCATGGACCATGACGCCATTCTGCTGCATGAGGTTGGCGCGGCGACACCAGAGCAGGGCGTGGGCCTGATGGTTAACGCTGATCTGGCGCAACCGCTTAAGGCGAACTCAGGCGCGCTGGTTGGCGAATCCTACCGGGAGCGCGAGCAGCGTCTCGATAGGGCGGCCAAAGCTAAGTTTGCGGCGGGCGCGGATGAATACGCATGGGTTGCTGACTTCACTGACTCGCAAGCGGTAATCATCCGCAATGGTGGAACCGCTGAGGTGTTTGGGTACAAGTCTGAGGGCGGCGTTATCACCTTCGACGATACCGGCACCGCAGTAGCGCGCCAGGAGTCGTGGGTGGCAGTCGTCGCTAACAAATTCAAAGCTCTATTCACACCGCAGGAACAGCCTGCACCAAACCACAAAACGGAGGGCGACATGCCTTTAACCAAAGATGAACTGGAACAAATCGGCAGCATGATCGGCCAGGCTGTTGCGACCAATACTGAAGCGGCTATCAAGCCTCTCGCGGAAAAGGTTGATGCGCTGCAGGCCAATCAGAATCAACTCGCTGAAACCCTGACCGCCAATTCGCGTGCTGAAGAGAAAGCCAAGCGTGAGGCGGTAGCTAAGGTGCATGGCGATATCGTCGCGAATGCGCTTTCAGGAGAGCCCCTGGACGCGATGTTCAAGTCATTGGGCGAAGCTGCTCCGCTGGGCACCAACAATGCACAGCAGCACAAAGAAACCGGCGCGCCTTCTGCTGCCGAATACTTCAAATAAGGAGCCGGAATAATGCCTCGTTATCGTCGCGTTAATATCGACGGTCAGTCTCTGTACAAGACCGAAACCCGCACTACGGCCGCCGCGCTGCTTCCGGGCACCGCCGCAACCATCAACTCATCCGATAAATTCGCTCAGGCCACTGCGCTAACCGGACGCCTGTACATTATCGATGTCGGTTACCACCAGGGCCTGACAATCACCGAAGAAATCCCTGCCGGGGATTCGGCAGTAGGTAACTACGTCGAAGAAGGTCGTGAGCTGGCGCTGCGCTGCCTGCCTGGTGCGTATAAAAAAGACAGCCCGATCAAGCTGGGCACTGCCGGTCAGTTTACCCTGGCAACCGATGACACTGATTCAGTGATCGGATACAGCCAGGATGAATATACCATCGCGGCCAGCACCACCGACTTCATCCGCGTGCGCATGCGCGTTGGCACTGCCGCCGCTGCTGGCGCGTAACAAAAGGACAAAAACATATGTACTTCTCAAAAGAGACGCTGGCGACTAACTCCCGCCTCGGCGGGCACTGGAGCGAACTGTGGGCAAACCGCAACATGTGGAACCTGCAGAACGATTCCATCATTGCGGCTAACCGCGCAATCATGACGCCTGACATGCTGGCTTGTAACGCTGTTGGCGGTTTCTCCCGTGACTTCTGGGCTGAGATTGACAACCAGGTGCTGCAGCTGCGCGATCAGGAAGTAGGCATGGAAATCGTGAACGACCTGATCGGCGTTCAGACGGTGCTGCCGGTCGGTAAAACCGCCAAGCTGTATAACGTGGTTGGCGACATCGCTGACGACGTGTCAGTAAGCATCGATGGTCAGGCGCCGTTCTCCTTCGACCACACTGACTACGCTAGCGACGGCGACCCGATTCCGGTGTTCACTGCTGGCTACGGTGTTAACTGGCGCCATGCTGCTGGCCTTAACTCTGTAGGCATTGATCTGGTACTGGATTCGCAGATGGCGAAGATGCGCAAGTTCAACCAGAAGCGCGTTAACTACTACCTCAACGGCGATTCAAAAATTCAGGTTCAGTCCTACCCCGCGCAGGGCATCAAGAACCATCGCAACACCAAGAAGATTAACCTCGGGTCTGGTGCTGGTGGCGCGAATATCGACCTGACAACTGCAACCACCGAGCAGATCATTGAGTTCTTCGGTAAGGGTGCGTTCGGTACTACTGCGCGTGCCAACAAAGTCTCTTCCTACGATGTCATGTGGGTATCTGACGAGATTTGGGCGAACCTGGCTAAGCCGTATGTAGTGAACGGTGTAATCAGTGGTAACGTTCTGCAAGCCGTCCTGCCATTTGCCCCTGTTAAGGAAATTCGACCAACCTTCGCGTTCTCCGGTAACGAGTTTATCGCGTATGTTCGTCGCCGTGACGTGATCTCCCCGCTGGTGGGTATGGCTGTAGGCGTTGTTCCGCTGCCGCGCCCACTGCCTAACGTTAACTACAACTTCCAGATCATGTCTGCTGAAGGTCTGCAAATTACCGCAGACGATCAGGGCCTGTCTGGCGTTGTCTACGGCGCTAACCTGGCGTAAGGAAACAGCATGGCTAAATACGAAGTTGTGCGCCCATGGTTCGGCGTGAAGGTAGGGCAGGTGGTGGAGTTGAAAGAGCTTCACCCGGCGCTGAAGTCTAACGTCCGGCTCATGAATGGTGAGGCAGGCGGAGAACTTACCCCGTCGACGCCTGATGCCGGTACCGGTGAGAAATCCCGCAAAGAGGTTATCCAGGCTCGTCTGACTGAACTGGGAATCGAGTTCAAAGGCAATCTGGGAGCTGAAAAGCTCAGTGAGCTGTTGCCTGACGGTGAGCTCGAAAAGCTTTTCCCTGCTGAATAACAGCCGCCGCTAAGGCGGTTTTTTTATGCCCCGCTCCGGCGGGGTATTTCACGGAGTCGATAATGGTAACTCTCGAACAGGCAAAGGAGTATCTGGAGAGCCAGGGAATTACCATTCCCGATTTTGTTATTCAGGCTCTCGTCGACCAGGCCAACAGTATACAGGAGTGTCTCGATGCGCATTATCCAGCATCGACCGCGTTGTTGATTCAGCTCTATCTGCTGGCTCTTATGGGGCTCGGGCAGGGGGATAAGTACATCTCCAGCCAAACGGCACCAAGCGGGGCGTCGCGCTCTTTCCGATACCAGTCGTTCACCGATCGCTGGAAGGCCTCGGTTAACCTGTTGCGCGGGCTGGATAAGTACGGCTGCGCCACCTCGCTAATTCCTGCCGACCCTACCGCCGCGCCGGCATTCGCTGGTATCTGGATCGGGAAGGGCGGCTGCATGTGCGGTGACAAGTGATGACGTACAAATCAGTTAAACAAGGGCTACCGCGCTCATTCACCCGCGTCTGGGTAATGACCGATACCGGGCGGGAGACTACCGGATACGTGAAATCGGACGGGGAGTGGCATATCAACTGCCCGCGCATCCGGGCGACCGGCGCGAAGGTACTGAGGTGGAAAGATGGCTGAAAGATACGTTGTGCATGCCTTTAAGTGCGAAGGCGACTGGTCTCTGTTCATCTGGATAAACGACTCCGGCGTTAAGTTTATTGGCCGCCATGCTGAAACTTATGAGAAAGCCAAAGCAGACTTTCTGGAGCAGGCTGATGCTAAGCGTCTCGCCAGCCAGTCAGGCGCGATGCGGCCTCTCGCTGATTTCAAAATCGTTGAGAAGGTCGAGGTCTTCACGCTATGAGCAGCGTTGCAAACTGGTCTTACACCGCCACGGCGACCATCTGGCGAAAGCTGGAAGGTAATGACGAATACGGCGATCCGCTGGGCTATGCCGAACCTGAGCAAATCCTCTGTGATTACGAGGGCGGGCTCAGCAAGAAGTTAGCCAGCCTGGGCGCCGAAAACGTCGTGAAGAATACCGTCTGGACGGAGTTCGCGCTGGCGGCCGCTGGTGATTACCTGCTGATTGGCGTTTCGACCGAAGCGGACCCGGTTGTGGCTGGTGCCGACGAGGTGCGGCAGGTTATCCGCTACGCCGACACGTTCGAGCGAGTGGCGGATGATTACGCCATCCTGACGGGAGTGTAGCCATGGGCATCAAAGTGAAGGGCATCAGCCATGCTAAAAAGCACCTGAACGATGTCATCAACGACGTAAAGGGGCGAAAGGTAATCCGCGCGCTGCAGTCGGCGATGATTCTAATCGGTGCGCGGGCGGCCTATTACACCCCGATCGATACTTCCACGCTGATTAACAGCCAGTTTCGGGAAATTGACGCTGGCGGGGTGTTCATCACCGGTCGCATTGGCTACTCAGCCAACTATGCCGCCTACGTGCATGAGGCGTCAGGAAAGCTGAAAGGTCAGCCGCGCGCACACTTTGGTACGACCCGTGCCGGGCAACAGTTCGGCGGCGGGACCATGACGGGCAACTACTGGGATCCGCATGGTGAGCCGCAATTCCTGACCAAAGGCGCGAATGACGAGCGCGATAACGTTGACGCGGTGATGCGCAAGGAGCTTTCACTATGACACCCATGATGCACGAGCGGGTGCGCAGCATGTTCGGCGAAGCCGGGCTAACTACCGGTTTCACGGTGCAGCAGCTGATGTACGACGACCCCGGCGACCTGTCGAAGGCGATCATGGTATTCAGGCCAAATGGTGGTTCGAATATCCGCACGGATCTTGGCTCTGAGTACCACGTCTTGGTCGACGTTGTCGGCGCAAAAGATAAGCGCAAAGACGCTCTCAATGCTGTGCAGCGCATCGTCGACTACGTCCAGGCCAACCCCATGGCTGACGAGTGCGTAGGCTACATCCAGAACATGGGCGCAATTCCCGCGCCGGTGCTCACAGAAGAAGGGCGAATAGTCTTCCGACTCCAGTTCGCCTGCACTTACGGCGAATAGCCATCCCAACCAAATAACCTGCTCCGGCGGGTTTTCTTTTATACGTCAAAGAGGAGTTTCACATGGCTAATTGCCAGAACTCGAACGAGCGCCTGTTCGGCGGTGCGGTCGTGCTGGAAGTCGCCGATGGCTGCCCGGATGTCAAACCACTCGAATCAGAGTGGAAGGCGCTGGCCGCTGGTACGTCGAAGGGCTTCGACTTCAACCCGAACTCGGTTACCTCTGATGCGGATGACGGCGGCGGCTATGTCGAGACCATCATCACCAACAGTGACTTCACCCTGAGCTTTGAAGGCGAAGTGCGCAAGAAGGACAAACTGGATCAGTACGGGGTTGGCAAGTTCATTAAGTATTTCGCTGACGAACTGAAGGCCAAACGCCAGCCGGGTATGTGGGTGCGCATGGACTACGGCCCGGTAGAATTCATCGGCTACATGAACATCACGGCGCTGAGCTCTGACGGTGGCACCAACGACATCGTCACGTTCTCTACTGAGTTCAAAGTCGGTGACGCGAGCACTATCGAAGTGAACGAAATCACTGCGGTAGCGGTGACTGGCGTGACGGTAACCCCGACAACCAGCACCGGAACGGCAGGCGGTACCAGCACATTCACGGTGAACATCGCACCAACCGGCGCTACCAACAAAGATTTCACTGTTGCGACTACCGATGCGACCAAAGCAACGGCAACCGCCTCAGGCAACACCGTTACCGTGACGCGTGTCGCCACCGGCAGCGCGCAGATCATCATCAACACCGAAGACGGCAACTTTGTGGCCGTGCACACGGTTACCGTTACCTAACGGACATTCCAAAGGGCGGCGTGCTGCCCTTGATAATGACCGTTTACTGGAAGGCCTATGACCGCTTTAACCGATATTGGAGAGTTCGTTTACAGTGACAGCAGGACCGAAGGAAAGGACTATTTTTTCCGGCCTTCATTCGCAGCAATGACCAGAATAGGCTCTCCTGAAGATATAGTGCGAACTTATGCAACAGTCCATGGAAGCGAGGTTGCACTGCTATTAGAGGTATGCACAGGAAAGCTCAGGAGTATACCGTCTTGGATATTGCCTTCTTTTAACCGAGCTGCTGAGAAAATACTAACCGCTTGCATGCATGTGCTACAGGCGTGCTGTGATGAAGACCTTACACCTGTGATAGGCGAGTGGAAAGGGTGGCGGCATTGTGTCGTATACCGACCGGGTCAGATGCCGAAGAACGACATCATCGTGCTGGCGCAGCACCTCATGCAGCACGGCGTCGTCGGTAAAGCCAAGGTCAGGCAATTACAGCGCCATGAAACAGGCGAACGCACCACAGCGTTTAAAGCCTTCGACTATATCAGCGCGGCACGTAGTCATTTCGGCATGAACCGCGACGAAGCCTCTCAGTTAACGATGACCGAATTCCAGATGCTGCTGGCGGCGAAATACCCTGACCAGAAAGGATTTACTCGCGAAGAGTACGACAGCATCGCCGACGAGTACCTGGCTAAACAGGCCGCACGCAGGGCAAAAGCAAAGCAATAACCGGAGAATGACATGGCAGGTGAGAAGACCGCCGGTAGCATCGTGTATGAAATCAGCGCCGACGTTGAGCCGCTGCTGCAGGGCGGGAAACAGGCCATTGATGCTCTGGACAAACTGGATGCTGCAGCCCAGCAGTCCGGCAAGGGAATGGATAACCTCGACCAGAGTGCGTCCCAGACCGGGTCCGCGTTTACTGAGCTGGCCGGGTATGCCAACTCGATGGATAACCAGCTGCGCAAGCTAAATACCAACGTGAGCGGAATCGCCCGCGCAATGGAAGAGGCCCGCAGCGGTACCGGCGGAGCAAGTAGTGAATTCAGCCGTGCGGAATCCATCATCGAGGCGTTGGGTAACCAGTTGGCAGTGCTTGACGAGGCGCAGGAAAATGGTGCGCGTAGTGCCGCAGTCCTGGCTGCCCAGTTGCGTGCCGGGTCGAAAGCGACAGACGAAGAGAAGCAGAAGATCGGCGAATTGACCGGGCGGCTGTTCGACATGAAAGGCGCTGCTGACACATCGATGGGCAGCAATAAAGGCTGGAAGTCCAGCATGCAGCAGGCCGGTTATCAGGTTCAGGACTTCATCGTGCAGGTGCAGGGTGGGCAGTCTGCGCTGGTGGCGTTCGCTCAGCAGGGCTCGCAGCTTGCCGGGGCATTCGGGCCGGGCGGAGCTGTAGTTGGTGCAGTAATTGCGCTGAGCTCAGTTATCGCTGGCGTGCTGATTACTTCGCTGAATGGCGGTAAGAACGCCATGGATGCGCTGAAAGACGCAGCTGAAGCGATGGATAAGGTGATCACCATTTCATCGCAAGGCGTGGCCGCGCTTTCAGATAAGTACGCTGCTCTGGCGCGCGTAAATGCCGACGTGGCTACTTTGTTGCGAAATCAGGCGCTGCTCGAGTATAACCAGGCCATCTCAAAGATTCCGAAGGCCATTAGTGACGCGTCTGATGCTTTCATCACGTTAGGCGATCGCGCACTGGCTGCGGTTGGCGGTGCGTCTCCAAGCATCAAAAAGTTCAACGATGAGCTTTCTGCGCTTGGCGTTACCACAAATGACTGGAGCCAGGCCATTCAGCAGGCCAACAGCCAGGGGCAATATGCCTCTGGTATTGTGAATTCGCTGTCCTCAACAGTGAGCACGCTTTCTTCTCGCCTTGGTATCAGCAAGCAAGCAGCGTTTGATCTGGCAAGAGAGCTATCAGACCTGAGCAATAACCCGTCCCCGGAAGCGCTTCAGGAACTGGCGAAAAAACTCCAGGAAATGAAATCCTCATCTAAAGATGGGCAGTCAGCCATTGCTGAACTAGCAGGTAAGCTTGTCGATCTGGCGAGAGAGGCGGCCAACGCGAAGATCAACGTCGACAGCCTGAACAAGTCCACTGATAACCTTACCGCCGGGCAGAAGAACCTCATCAAGCAGTCCGAGCGCAACCTTGCTCTGTCGAAGTTGCAGGGAGAGGCCCGCGCGCGGTTGCAGGCTCAATACGCTGCAGAGGATGCCGGGTTTGCGAAGGATGATCCGCACGCTAAGCAGATGGAAGATGATGCTGCTGCTACGTACAAAAATACACAGGCTCAGAAGTCTCTCCAGTCAGAGCAGAAGAAGGGAGCGTCACAGGCTGATTCTATTGCCCAGAAACTGGCTAACCTGAAACAGCAGTCAGAACTTGCCGCCGACTCAACGAACAAGCTGAGCCGCGAGCAGGCCATCCTGGCTGCACAGCAGTCTCTCGGGAAAGGCGCCACCAAGGAACAGGTAGCCCTGGCAGGTAAGTACGCGGCTGCAAAATGGGATACGGCCAACGCCCTCAAGGCGCAGGCAGCTGCCGAGAAACTCCTTCCAGAAGCGCGCGAAAACGCCAGCTATAAGCAGGATGTTGAGGATCTGAATACGGCGCTGGCTGCGAAGAAAATCAGCCAAGAGCAGTATAACCAGACCTCAGAAAGACTGGCGGCAACGCACCAGGCTAACCTCGCGAAAATCCAGGCTCAACAGGCTGTAACTCCACAGCAGGAGGCTGTCGGCGGAGTTGACCCTGTTCAACAGCTGGCTAACGAGAACGCCCAGAAACTCGCGCTTATTCAGTCATACGAGCAGCAGGGGCTGATAACTCACCAGAACGCCATGGCATTGCGTGCTGCAACTGACACGCAGTATGAGCAGGCGCGCATCGCTGCCCAGTGGGAGATTTTCCGCAACCAGAGTATGGGTAATGAGTTGCTGGCCGCGAGTTTTGACTCTCTCGCAGGCAATGCATCCAATGCCTTTACCGGGATCCTGACCGGAAGCATGTCGGCACAGGAGGCAATGCAATCTCTCGCCAGCAACGCCCTGAATAGCCTGATTAACGGCTTCGTTCAGATGGGAGTCGACTGGGTTAAATCAGCCGTGATGGGTGCTGCTGCGCAAACTTCTGCGATAGCCACAACCACTGCGGCGCAAACTGCTGGTTTAGCGACAACCACTGCGGCAAGCACCGCGGCGGCCACTACCACAATGGCGGTCTGGACCCCTGCGGCGGCCGTTGCCTCAATCGGTTCATTCGGTGGTGCTGCGGCTATCGGTATTGCGGCCCTTATTGCTGCTATGGCGATGGCTGGCGGTATTGCCGGGAAGCGTAAGAACGGCGGCCCGGTATCGGCTGGACGTACGTATCAGGTGGGTGAGGGCGGCATGCCTGAAATCTACCAGGCCAACAATGGCAGCCAGTACATGATCCCCGGCGACAACGGAAAAGTCATCAGCAACAAGCAGATGAATTCCGGTGCCGGCGGTAGTTCTGTGCCTGTCACTATCAACATTCAGAACTATACCGGTGCAACTGTCGACGCGCAGGCGACCCAGAACGGTAACGGTGTGACGATCGATATGATTGTTGCCGATATCAGCCAGGGCGGGCGCATCGGCCAGGCTATCCAGCAAAACCACCAGGCACCACGCAAAGCAAGGGGATAACATGCCAATTCCGTACCCTGACTGGTTGCCTCTGGCGCAGAAAGGGAAATCGCCAACCACCGATACCGGGTTTCGCGTCGACCAGCCTACGGTCGGCGCACCGGTGTTTCAGAAATTAACCGACGACCTGAAGACGTCCTTCTCGTTGACGTGGATCTTCACACAGGATCAGCACCGGGCATTCATGCAGTGGTTGCGCAGCCCTAACTACCTCGACAATTGCAATCAGTGGTTTACGATGCCGCTTGGCACCGGGACCGGAGACACAGGCGTAGAGGTACAGGAATTACACTTTCTCTCCTGGCCGTCATGGTCACAGTCCGGGTCCATTTTCACGTGGAGCGGTGATGTCGTTGCGCGCGAGCTGGTTAACTCAGATGACGAGTTTGACGACATTATCGTTGAGCTTCCGCCGCCCTGGGCCTCATGGCTGGACATCATTGTCACGGGCTATCCTGACGGGCGCGACCCGGAGAGTTTACCGAAGGTGCCATAATGCCGACGCTCAGAGAATTCCAGAGCCGAAGGCCAAACCGAATCCTGTACGAAACAATCACGTTTTACAGCCCGGTCTTTGGCTATATCAGGCTCGTTAATAACCAGATTTTCCCTAAAACCCTCGGCGGCCAGGTATACACTCCTTGCCGCATGGAGTTAACCGAAAGCCAGCAGAGCAACACGCCGATCCTCGACAGCACCGTCAAATTTGGCAGGCTGGCGCAGGACTTCAAGCAGCAACTCAAACAGTGGAAAGCCTACTTGCGCATCACGCCCATCTCGGCGACGTACCAGCAGTTTGACGCAGCCGACATGTCCACGGCCATCAAGTCGTGGACGCTCTACGTCAGTGACTGCTCGATGGACGACAAGGATGTGACGTGCAGCCTGACGCGCGTTAACCCGCTTAATCGCAACGTCGGGCGGCTGTACACCGCCGAAGAATATCCGGGGCTCCAGAATGCTTAAAGACGAGTTTATATCACGTATAGAGGGCATACCCTGGAGAAACCGCGCTTGCAGTTTTGATGCTGCAGATTGCTGGGGCCTGGTGGTGCTCTATTACCGTCACGTTATGGGCATTGAGATCCACCAGACGGCGGACTACGAATCCGGGCGAGACTTCATGACGTGCTATGACGCTGATGTAGTGTTCTGGCAACCGGCCACCACGTTCATCGAAGACGGGATCTTCGTCGCCTGGATTGGCAGCCAGCCGGTGCATGTCGGCCTGATTGTTGGCGGCCGCGCGCTGCACAGCCGCGGGGAAAATGGACACGTCCGGTTCGACGCGATCAGGACCATTCAGAAGCTATTCACAAGAGTGGAGTTTTACACCTATGCCGGTAATCGAGATTCAGCGCGTTCCGGGGATGCCAAAGGACCGGGCGTTAGTTAAAACCGGCACGGTATTTTCGGAGTGGCTTGAGCAGGAAAGTTTTCACCGCGATATCCGCATCAACGTTAACGGCAAAGAACTGCAGCCTGATGATGAGCTGGAGTTTGCACTTCAGGACGACGACCGGGTTATCATTTTCGACCAGCCAAAAAGTGGCGGTCTTGTCGGCACGCTGCTAAACCCGCTTGAGCATTTCAACCCGATAAAGTTCACCCAGAAGGTGCTGTCTTCGCTGATGCCGAAGCCAAACACCAACGCAGCCAGCGGGAACAGCAAAACCTCTCCGAACAACAGCCTGAAAGGGCAGACGAACATAGCGCGCAATGGCGAGGCGAAGCCGGACAATTTCGGCCAGGTTCGTTCCTTTCCGGATCTGGCTCAGGAGTCGCTATTCGAATATATCAACAACCTGAAATACATCACTGAGCTGATGGTATTCGGTCTGGGGAAATACGATGTAACGTCTGTGCGCTTCTCGGAATCGAATCTTGGTTCTATGGCCGGCGCCAGCTACACCATTTACCAGCCAGGTGATGTCATTCCGGTTGTGAATGAGGGTTATCAGTTCGACGATGTAGACGGGCAGGAAGTGCCCGGACTTAACGAGAGCGACGATTTCCCAATCGAGACGGCGACGGCAAACACTGTCATCAGCGGTGTATATGCTGGCGGGCAGATAGCGATGAAAATCGTTAAACAGGCGGACTTCGACTACTTCGCTGACCTGACATTCCCGCATCCGGTAACGTTCACTATTAACGTTACGTACCCGATCACCGGCGGTACTCGAACGGAAGATGTCACGCTGTCAGGGCGCCTTATCAGCTTTGCGGAGACAAACGATGGATCAGTTGTCAGCCCTGTTTACTATTACACGTTCACGTTCGACAACCTGAATGGTCCGTCTATTCCCATCCAGGACGCCACAATCAACACAACCAAGTTCATCCTGAACGATAACGCCGCGCTGATCGTCGGTCCGTTCTTCTCGCCGATACCCTCAAGTCAGCTGTGGCTGCATACGCAGTCCGGGCTCGGCGGGAACAGCGAAACGAACTGGGTGGTCAACATCTGGAAAGTGGACAATGACAACAACCTGATCCCAGGAACTGAACAGACGTTCACCTACCGTCAGACGACGCCGCACGACTACATGTCGGAGACGTTTAACCGGACCGACAAACTCACCCCGGCTGGCGGGTTTGGGCGCTATGCTATTACCTTCCAGAGGACCGATAACAGCAGCGACGCTAGCAAATTGCAGGTTGAAGAAATTCATGCGGTTAACGTGCGGACAAACGTAGTACATCCTGACGATACGCTGGTTATGGTAAAAGTCCGAGCGACAGAAAACGCCACAAGCGGGCGAGACAGGAAGTACAACGCGTTAATCACCCGCCACGTCATCAGCTACAACATGACGACGCAGCAGGTTGATTACACGCTAAGGTCATCGCGTAAGTTCGCTGACATCGCTTTGTTTAACTGGCTGGTCGTCGGGCAGCAGCCGGAGTCTAGCATTGATATCTACGGCCTGTACCAGATACAGGCTGAAATTGACGCTATCGATCCGCGGCTGGGCTATTTCGATTACACCTTTGACGATGAAGATGTGTCGCTCGGATCGCGCATGGAGACCATCTGTGACGCTGCCAGCGTCTCGGTTTACGACGACAACGGCGTGCTGTCATTCACCCGAGATAGCAAAAAGACGTCTGCGGCCACGATATTTAACCGCTCAAACACCAAACCTGATGGTTACTCGCTCTCCTACGACATGACGCTACCTGGTGGCTATGACGGGGTAGAGGTGCAGTATCGCAACCCGGACACCAATAAGCAGGACTTTGTCCGGTACCGGATATCAGGCAACTCCATCATTGAAGGATCGCCGGCCAAGGCGAAAAAGTTCGAAATGCTGTACGTCAGGAACAGGTTTCAGGCCGACGAGCGCGCGCTGAGGGAATGTAAGAGACTCATCTACTCTCGTATGACCATGCAGATCACCGCTATGGCAGACGGAGAATGGGTGAACATCGGCGATATGGTGCAGGTGCCGGACACATACGACACCAACCAGCAGGCCGGTTATATCGTATCGCGTCTCGGGAATGACTTTGAGACGAGTGAGCGCATCAATTTCTCCGGAACTATGTTTGTGCAGGTCACAGATTCATACGGTGCTACCACGGCGCGATATCCGGCTTCACCAAGGGCTGATACCGCATTTGGCTTTACCGCTGCCATTCCTGATATCGCCCTTAACCTGTTCGACGGTGTCGACGTACAGTCACCCTCACGATACGTCATTGCTACGTCTCAGGAGCTTGATGCAGGGCAGTGGACAATCACGGCGAAGCAGCCAGACGGTAAGGGCAGTACCGCGTTAACCCTCGCTGAGTACAGCGATCTGATTTACCAATAAGACCTATCCCGATCACCTCAACCCGGCCACAGCGCCGGGTTTTTTTATGGAATCAATATGGCTACGCAACCGACGCAAGATGCAGTACCAAGCGAATCACCTCGCGACCTGAAATTTAACGCGGGGAAAATTGACGAATTCGTTACATCGATGGGGTGGACATACACCGACCGATTCGGTGTGCAGCATTACACTATTGAAGGCATGCGCTGGCTTGCGCAGCAGGCAATTGCCGCATTTGGCTACATCACTCTGGATAGCTTTGAAGATGGAAATACGCTCACCCTCCCTAACCAGGTTCTTCGCCTTGAGGCGACCGGCGAATACTACCGCTGGGATGGTGCATTTCCAAAAGACGTTCCTGCTGGTTCAACGCCAGATTCTACTGGTGGCATAGGGGTAGGAAAGTGGCTCAGTGTAGGAGATGCTACTCTGCGCTCAGACCTTGCAGAAAGCGATGGTTTGAAGCTCACCGGTCAAAAGGTTAACTATGGAATTCCTTCCGGTTCGAGCTTAACGAGGGGGCTTATCTGGGCGTTTGATAAGGTCAAAGGCTGGCTACGTGTTGGCGGATCTGACATCGAGCCACTTGATGATGAGAGAAATTACTGGCGCGGGCTACCATCCAGAAACTCCTGGGGCGACCCGGCGATGATTGGTGATTACTCGGTATCATTTAACCGCAATGGCGCCTCATTTGCGGTTTATACCGCAACATTTGGTCATGACTGTGTGACCTATGGGGTGGCTTCCTTGGCTGGAGGTGCTGGCAGCGCGACAGGTAACCCGGATGACATCACCTCACCAAATGCTGAAGGGTACTGTTCTTTTGCATTCGGGAAAAATGTCATTGCCCTTGGCGCAAAGTCTGCAGCGCTCTGCGAAGAAACGGAAGCTAACTCACGCGCTGCTTTTTCTGCTGGTTACTTCTCCCAGGCAAGGGCTGGGTTTACTTCTGACCCTGGCGGAGTGGCGAGTGATGGCGTTGGGGCGATTGCTCTTGGTTACCGAGCGCGAGCAGCTGGTGATGGTTCTTTTGCTGCCGGGAAGAATATTCAGGCATACGGCGGCGCCATTGCCATCGGGCATGGCATTAATGATGGCATTCCGGCGGTAAACCCTTCGACACAATCCGTATCCATCTTTTCCAATTCAGTCGTTCCCGGCTTTACGGTTTCCCCTGGCGCTGGCGGACTCACTGATTTTTCAAAGGTTGGCATTCATAGCCAGTATCCAAAGGAGCTTGTGGATATTGTACTTCCAACTGGTCAGTCAGCAGCACTTCGAATCTCAAGCTCCGGGGCAGGAAATAGTGGCAAGTTGCTTCTACAGGGAACTGCTAATGATGGATCTGCGTTGACGATCGCGACACTGGAATGGACCAGCGTAAATGGAGGAAGTGCCTCAGGAACTCTCAAAGTAAAGATGAATGGTGGGGCGGAAAGCCTTGAGCTATCTACGGATGGAATGATAGCCCTGAAAAATGTCAAAACTCTTGGAGAGATATCCGGTGCCCCAGCGGGCACCGTTTATAAAGATGGTTCAAACTTCCTCAAGATTGTTTAA